CCTCAAGCCGACGACCTTATCGAGCGAGCTAAACAGCTATACCTACCCTTAAAAGCTCACTGGCAAGACCAAAAAAAGCAGTTCACATTCCCTCAAGGCGGTCGTCTTCGGTTCCGTCCTCTCGCTAATGACGATGATGCCGAGAAATATCAGGGACAGAACTTAACCCTCTGCTGTATCGAGGAGGCGGGTAACTTCTCCGACCCAAGTTGCATTTGGAAGCTCTTTGGAGCGCTCCGAGGACAGGGTGGTGGTCAGGTCATTCTTACTTTTAACCCAGGCGGCGTAGGCCATACGTGGCTTAAAAGGATGTTTGTAGAACCTAGTCCTATGGGAAAGAAGATCCTATGGAAGGAACTGCCAAACGGCGACAAATTTGACTACATTTACATTCCAAGCAAGGTTTACGATAACCAAATCCTCCTTGCTAAAGACCCTAAGTATATAAGTCGATTGCACATGGTAGGTTCTCCCCAACTTGTCCGTGCATGGCTAGAAGGAGATTGGGAAATCCATGAAGGAGCATTCTTTCCTGAGTTTAGTAGTAAACACATCGTTGCGCCTTTTAACATTCCTAAGCATTGGCCTCGCTACCTTGGCTACGATTGGGGGTATCATAGTCCTTTCGCTGCTGTTTGGGGTGCTGTCAGCTCTGGACGCGATGATCACGGCAATGAGGTTCCGTACCCCAAGGGAGCCATCATTATCTATCGAGAAATGCACGGAAAAGGCATTGATAACGTCGAACAAGCCAATCGTATCGCCTCCGTCTCGGTTGGTGAGAATGTACAAGCTGCTGCCGACCCCTCCATCTTCAACAATCAGGGAGGACCAACTATTGCAGATCAGTTTCATTCAGTGTTTGCACGGTACAAACACCCAAACTTTAGGCAAGCGGATAATGAAAGAGCGGGAGGATGGTCACAGATAAGACAGAGGTTGGTGGCAACGCCTCCTCTGTTATATATTACGGCTAACTGTCCTTACCTGTTAGAGACACTACCAGCGTTGGCAATTAACAAGAAGAAAATGGAAGACGCCGATAGTACTGGCGACGACCACGCTTGTGATGCTTTACGATATCTGTGTAAAGAGCGTCTTATTGATAGTAAGTGGCAGCAACCACCTGAAGTGTTTAACAAAGGTGTAATCAAGTTACAGGCATATGTCGCTCAAATGAGAGCAAACGCAGGTAGACCAAGGATATAAGTATGAAGCCACTCGTTGATAAGTACTCAGGTCGCTATTGGAAAATAGAAATAACTAAAGCCAAAGAGCGATCTAAGTCATTCATTGACATGGCCGAAGAATCAATTCGAGTCTATAACGCACATAAGCAAATCAATGTACTTACCGATACCGAGCGAAGACTTAATAGTTGGTGGTATTGCGTTAATACTCTCATGCCTGCTTATTACTCATCTACACCAAAAGCCGAAGTAGGACTCCGCAAGCGAACCGGAGGAATTATAGAAGAACTTTCCGCTACTATTCTCGAGCGAAATGTTCAGTATCAAATGGACGTAAATTTTCCATTCGATACCATTGGATCTAACGCAACATTGCAGTTTCTCCTTACAGGCCGTGCGGTTTTGTGGCCTCGCTACGAAGTAGAACTTGACGATGAGATGGTAGAAATTGCCATCTTTAAGGCACCAGACGGCACATACGTTGACGATAAGGGTGCGCCATTTGATATTACCGACAAAGAGTTACGCCAAGGTCCAGGCAACATTACTCTTGTAAAAATTACTATTGAAGCAAAGAAAGAAGAGTACGCTTGCCTTGATGTAGTGCAATACAGCGATTATTTCTGCTCGGATGCTCGTAACGAAACTGAAGTTGAATGGAGAGCAAAACGCGCTTACTTAACTCGCGAAACAGCAGAAAAACTTTTTGGAAACCGCGCAGACAAACTTAAATACGATTCGTTTCCTGATAAAAATAGTCGCGACCGTCAACGAGATAATACAAACATTGAAGGTAAGGCTGAAATTTACGAAATCTGGTGCGAAGACGCAGAGCGAGTATTTTGGTATAGCGATAGTTTTGAAGAAGGAATTATTTTGGAGTCCGAGCCTCCATTTGAGTTCGAAGATTTCTATCCTTGCACTATTATAGCGCAAAGCACCGATCCAGATTCTGTGCTTCCAGTATCTGACTATGCTCACGTTAAAGACCAGATTCTTGAGGTAGAGCGTCTCACCACCCGCATTCATGCCGTAACTCAAGCTATTCGCACCAACGCTCTTTATGACTCAAGCCTTGGAAACCAAGTAGAGCAAATGCTTATTGGTGACCTTAAAATGGTGCCAGTTATTAACTGGCCGTCATATAAAGGCAGAGGCGGTCTTGCAAATGGCGTAGAGTTTATGGATGTGACTCCATATATTAACGCACTTCAAGTGCTGCAGGCAGCTCGCCAAACGGCCTTACAACAGCTTTACGAAACACTAAAAGTTTCAGACCTTCTTCGCGGAACAAGCGAACAATATAAGTCAGCCACTGCAAATCGCCTTGAAAACGCATGGTCCTCAATGGGACTTATTGTGCGTCAAAATATGTTCACCAAGTTTATGTCGGACGGCATTGAAAAACTTGGTACAATTATTGCGTCACAATTTGAGCCAGAGGACATATTTGAGATCGGAGATGCGGATAGACTTATATCGGCAGTTCTTCCTCCACCACCTCCACCTCCAGTAGGTCCAGACGGACAGCCTATTCCTGTCCCTCTTCCAGACCCACAGATACAGATAGACCAAGTTAAACAACAAATTATTGGTTTGTATCGTAATGACGATAGGCTTTCATACCGCATTCGAATTGCTTCAGATTCAATGGTTGCCGTTGATCAAGCACAAGAACAGCAAGAAAGCGCGCAACTCATGTCAACCACAGGAGAGTTTTTCAACCAAATGCGGTCGCTTATTGAGCAGTACCCACCGCTACTTGGGTTTTCTATAGAGCTATTTCAAAATGTTATTAAACGCTTTAAAGGTGGCAAGGAATTGGATGGAATCTTTACTAAGGCGCTTGCACAGATCGGTGAAATCGCTGCGGCAAAGGAGGAAGCTGCGAAACAACCGCCGCCGCCAGATCCTGTCATGCAAGAAGTTCAGGGACGCTTGCAAATAGCACAACTTGAATCGCAAGCACGTATCGAAGCAACTCGATTGCAAATGGCCGATGCTCACGAAAAGAACATGCTAGCATTCCAAGAACAGCAAATTAAAGCTCAACGAGAACAGTTAATGTCTCAGCTTGAGATTCAAAAGCAACAGTTTAACGAGTACATAAAACAGCAAGAAGTAGCGATCTCGCAACAAGAGGCGCAAGTTAAGGCTAATAGCGTACAAGTAGACATGCTTAAAGTTCAGGCAATGACTGAATCTGAGGCTTCTAAACAAGCTATTACACAAGAAAGCAATCGCATGTCGCAAATTCTTGAGATTCAAAAACTCGAGCTTGAACAAATGCGTATGCGTTTAGTTGAATCAGAAAAGCTCATGGAAGAGCGACGTCTTGAATCTGAGCAACAACTTGAAAAGATCCGTATCGCTATGGATTCTATCAAGGTAGGTTCGCAAGAGGCTACAAAGTCTCAACCAATTGTTATCAATAATGTCATTCCAAAACGTGCAAAACGTGTTGGTAAGGTAACAATGGATGAATTCGGTAATCCAAGCATTGAGCTTAACGACATGGATGAAGAGGCATAAACGTGTCAGATAACGTAACAGTATCTAACTCACCTACAAGCATTAACACTGACATACCTGTTCGCACACTTGATAAGGGTGGCGAGCAGGTACAAGTCATGACTGTAGATTGGGGTGGTGCTGGCGCAGAGAATCTTACTGTTCCAGACTTTGCTACGGAAACAACATTGTCGGCTCTGGAAGGAAAAGACTTTGCCACCGAAAACACTTTGCAAAGTATTAACGCTGCAATCGCTGGCGGCTTGTATTTCAACATTACAACCAACTCAGACATTCTCGGCGTAAGCGTTGGAGGCCGAAGAAACAATGAGATCGAACTAAGTTTCTTTGACTCGTTTGATGCAAATCTTATTAACAACACTCATAGTACTACTGGTTCAGCAACCATTACAGCAGGACACGCACAATACAGCACTGGAACTAATACAAACGGTGCTTCGCGTGGAGAAACCATTTACAAATGTAACTACAGACCTGCACACGAAGAATACGCTTTTTTTACTGCGGCATTTACAACAGGAATTGCAAACTCATATCAGCGCATTGGTATTTACGATACTGATAATGGCGCTTTCATTGGATACGAAGGTACGTCATTTGGCGTGACGCTTCGTAGTGGAACTAGTGATACAAGAATAGCGCGAACAAGTTGGAATGGCGATCCGCTTGATGGTTCTGTTGGCTCAATCTTTACTCGTGCTGGCACACCAGAAGCAATCAATCTTGCGTATTCAAATCTTTATCGCATTCGATTTGCTTGGCTTGGCTCAGCATCATTTATATTTGAAGTGTTTAGTCCTGACGCAAAATGGGTAACCTTCCACACCATTCGCATACCTAACTCACAACTTGCACCGTCAATTCAAACTCCTAATCTTGGAATGAAACTTGAATGCGTTAAATCAGGTGGTGGAGCCACAAATTTATCAATTTACACAGCATGTTGGGCGGCTGGAACTACATCAGATTACAATCCAGTTACAGAAACTCTTACTGATTACAGCATGGCTAACCTTACCCGTGCTATTATTGCCGGACGCTCCAGCACTGGTGGTGGAACGTACTACAACGTAAAAGTTAATCCGTCTGGTTCCCTTATTACTGCTATTGGCGATATCACAGGCATTGTTGGCCAAAATACGATGGCAAACAGCTTGCCAGTAGCTATAGCAAGTAACCAAACTGCCATACCTGTTACAGATAATGGTGGTTCACTTACAGTTGACGGTACTGTAGCTGCAACACAAAGCGGCACTTGGAACATTAACAATGTAAGCGGCACGATTAGTTTACCTACGGGTGCTGCAACAGAAACAACGCTTTCCACCCTCAATGGTAAAGTTACGGCATGTAACACAGGTGCAGTTACTATCTCTACGGCTTTACCTGCTGGAACAAATAACATAGGCGATGTTGATGTTCTTACGTTGCCGGATGTTGCGCTGAAGAATTATTCAACAAGTGCTGTAACAAGTGTCGTTTCAGCGGCAACAAGCACAAGTGTTCTTGCGAGTAACGCAAATCGCCGCATGGCAATCATGGTGAATGACACCGACAGAAACACTTATGTAAAACTTGGTGCTACTGCTAGTACAACCAGTTTTTCGTACAAACTGTCGCCTGGTCAAATATTGGAACTTCCTATTCCAATTTATACAGGCGCTATTGATGCTATATGGGATGCAAGTCCGACGGGTAGTATGCGGGTTACGGAGATCACATAATGCCAGTTTATGGATCAGATGTACCTGTAGGTGCTGGCATGATTTGGTATACCAATACCGCTCCCGCTGGCTGGTTAATTGCTGATGGTAGTAGCTTAAACCGAGCTGATTACCCAAAACTGTTTGCCGTAATAAACACTACTTACGGTTCAGCAAGCGGCACAACCTTTAACATTCCTGACCTTAGACAGCGTTTCCCGATGGGTAAAGCGGCTTCTGGCACAGGCAACACTCTTGCTGGAACAGGCGGTAGTATAGACCATACCCATAGCGTTCCTGCGCATTATCACGGGATGGGAACTGGTGCTGATTTGGCAGTTAGCAATTCTCCTAGTGGTTACAGTGCTTGGGGTGGTCAAATTACGACAACAGCTCCAAAAGGAGATACTTCTGCTGGATCTTATACAGCGCCAAGTATTTCAGGTCGCATTGGTCTTGTAACAGGTGGAGTTGATGGTAACGCTGCTATGACCTCTGGTAGTCAAAACTCCCCTTATTTGGTTGTTAATTACATCATAAAAGCCACATGAGCCTGTTACTGCTTCTTAACCCAAAGCAGTACGGTGGTGAGGTTGTAACGCCAGACACTAGCGATATTTTGGATGTTTACCGAAAGCGCCGTAAAAAGCGTGAGGATGAACTACTAGAAGAAGAAATTGCCGCACAACTTCTTAAAAAACGACAAAAAGATATAGTAATACCTGAAAAAATAAATAAGATTAAATTAGCTAGCGTATTACAAGGCAAATTGTTTGATACGCCAAAAGCCGATGAGGTTGCTGGAAAAGAGCGAGCAAATAGAGTTCGTTTATTAATGATGGTTTTAATCTTGGACGAGTATGAGTAAATACAAACTATTTCAGTGGTGTCCGATACAAGAAAAGGTTGTTTCAGTTGATGAAGTAATGGTGCGAGTTCATGCCAATGCAGCGCATAACTTTATCCACGACGAAATGCCTCCCACGCGAAACCCACTAAATCCTAAAGAAATTTACACAAGCAAAAGCAAACTGCGAGCGGCTTATAGAGCTGCTGGCGCGATAGAAGTAGGTGACTCATACGACCGTGGGTATTCCCCTGAAAAGGAAAGTTCCTCGCGAGAAAAGGCTGTAGTCGCTAATTTTATGAAACAAGTAAGGGACAGAGCAAATGGATAACGTAGAAAATCAAGTAGAAGAAGCGCAAGACGCTAAACCGTCACTAAGAGAGTCTATTGGTCGTTCTTTGGCCGCTCAAAATATAGATACTGAGCCACAAACACCCACAATAATTGAAGATTCAAAAGAAGCCGTTGCCTTAGACGAATCCTTGGAAACTTTAGAACCTCAAGAAGCTCCTGCATTGCAAGAGAGTGTATCACCAGTAGAGACACCTGCAGTGGAGCGAATTCCATTGGTTCCTCCCGCAGATATGAACAAGTTGGAAAAAGACGCTTTTCTTAATCCAACAATAGACAATGCACATATTTTGCAACAATACATGAACCGACGTGCGTATGAGACTCGCACGGATTATCAACGCAAGATGCAGGAAGTCGAGGATCTTAGAAAGAAAACCTCGTCCGTTTATGACACGATTAAAGAATATGAAGATGACTATGCTCGCAAAGGCATAAACATTGGAGATATTACTAAGCGATCCATTGCTTGGGATAAGGCAATGCAAAGCAGTCCTGTTGAAACTGCATTGGAATGGCTGGACTCTTATGGCCTAACTTTAGAAGATTTAAAAAATCGTTCTATACCGCAAAATGCAGCAGCGGCTCAAGTTCCAACAAATTATTTGACTAGAGAGCAGGCCGAAAAAATAGCGGAAGATAAAGCTCGCGCTTTGTTTGAACAACAGCAAGAAGAACAGAAACAATCTGCCGTTGCTTATTTTAATGAGCGAGTTGTACAATCTTTCATGACAGCCAAGCCACTTTTTCGCGACCCAGAAACAGCTTCGCAATTAGAAGCTGAAATGGCACCGATAGTAAGTGCGCTCTCTAGCACAGGCAAGTACAGCTCTCCCGAAGAGATCCTGGAAACTGCCTATAACTATGTAGTGGCTGGCAACCCGACCTTTTCCAGTCTTCAATCAGCGATGACTGCAAGGCCGATGGTAGAACAAAAACAAGCCGTCGCTCAAAAAGCAAAAGCGGCTTCAAAGACAATATCTGGCTCCGCTGGTTCGGGGACTCCCAGATCGGAAATACGACACTTGAGGGACAACTTGCGGCGTCGTCTTGGCGGCGAATAGCGCATAGCTATTTTAGTTGTCCTTCGTAATAAATTTAAAAGGACAACTAAAATGGCAAATTTAGAAGAAGCAGTGGTAGCTACCCTGTTTGATCAAAGCGATCAAATTGCGGACGAGGTTTTACATCATAACCCACTTATGAAATCTCTTGATGCTCAGGGACTTATTCGTAGGTTCTCTGGTGGATATGAGCTTCGTAAGCCAATCATGTACAATGATACGGCTCAGGGTAATTTCTATTCGGGTTATTCTTCGTTTAACCTTGATGCAATCGACGACCTTACGGCGTTCCGATTCGCTATTAAGCAGTGTTATGAGCCTGTAGCTATCTCTGGTCGTGAGCGACGAGCCAACAGAGATCAAGCACAGCTTCTTGACCTTGTTGAATCGAAGATGAATGCGTCTATCGCTCGACTTAAAAACACAGTGTCAACCTCGCTTCGTGGCGACGGAACTGGCTCTGGAGGACTTGAGTTTGACGGTATTAAGAAAGCGGTTTCGACTTCACCTTCTTCCGGTACCTATGGAACGATTGATCGTACTTCCAATGCTTTTGCACGTAACCTTGCAGTAAACGTCACACTTTCTGCTTCAAACGTACAAGAGCAAATCACGGATGCAATCAGCCAGATCACTCGTGGTGATGAGCAGCCTGACCTTGGACTTATGGATCGAACAGCATGGAAATTCCTACATAGCTCGCTTACGGCTATTCAGCGCATTCAGCTTCCTGCAAAGAAGGCTGTCGCTGGATTCCGCGTTCTTAGCTATGACGGATGTGACTTTGTGTTTGATGGTGGATATGGCTCTACGGTTCTTGAAACCAATAGCTGTCGCCTTTTGAACACAAAATACTGGTCGATGGACTTAGTCCGAGGAGCAGATTTTAAGCCTTTGGCACCTGAAATGACACGTCCTGTTGACCAGGATGCGTTCTTCACCGTGATCATTGTAGAGGGTAACCTCTGCTGTGCTGCTCCTGCGCTTCAGGCTGTTATTTACGCTTAATTGTAGGAGGAACATAATATGTCAGGTTCAGGATCATTTGGAGTTAATTACAAGAAGGTATGGGATGGTGTTTCATCTCCTCTTCCTGCCAAGCTCAAAGACGTTGGCCATTCGACAGAAGGGTCTTTTGTATTTGTTCAAGCAAATGGCGCGATTGCTCAGTATGACTTTGTGCATATTGATACCGAAGGCCAAGCTGCTAAATGCACAACGACTCTTGCTGCTCAAACTAGCCAGGTTGGTGCTGCTCAGGTAGCTGCTGCTGACAACGAATACCTTTGGGTATGGATTGGTGGAGAGCAGGGTGGTGGAACGGGTAAGGGAATTAAAGGCAGTATCCTTACTGGGTATGTTGCTAAAAACACCCTTTACACAACTGCTACTGCCGGTTCTGCTGATGACACTGCTACGACTAAGTTGATTGGAGTAGTGGGTCTTACAGCTACCACAGCAACTCAGGCTGTAGAGCTTACTTCCACGTCAATCATCACAACCTAGTTGTGTAATAGAGGGAGGCTTGTACAGCTCCCTCGCTTCTAAGGAGATTATATGTCACTTCTTACAGATTTGATTGGTTTGGGACTTCCTCCAGAGCAAGCAAATGTGTTGTCAACTTTTAGCATTACGTCGGCTCCTGCACTCTCATCGAGTGGAAGTTTGACTGCTACTGGCACAACAATTGCAGATGCTCTTGCTCTTACATCGTTTCTTAACCTTGTAGGAACCACTGCTGCCTCGACAGGAGTTAAACTTCCTGATGTTCAGATTGGTGGAATCGTGGTTGTGCAAAACAATGGCGCAAATGCTCTTAACGTATTCCCGCATTCATCACTAGGAACACTTAACGGTGGTACTGCTGGTGCTGCGGTAACGTGTGCTGCTGCGGCTGGTAACATTTGTATTAAACGCTCGTCAACAGATTGGCTTGTATACGTTGTTGCTAAGGAATCATAACAAATGGGGAGGCTTGTTCAGCTCCCCACATTTCATTGGTGATTTATGCCAGATTTTACACCCTCTAATCCTAGTGCATTATTTTCCGCTCGAAGCGTTGCCGCTGTGACTGCTTCTGATTCTACCGATCTAACTGGCTGTAGAGCTTTGTGGGTTGGCGGTACTGGCAACCTAGTTGTCAAAGGAGTGGACAATGCTTCATCTGTTACAATCGTTATTCCTGCGGCTGGTGTGCTTATTCCGATTTTTGCTAGTCGTGTTATGGCAGCTACTACCGCAACGTCTATTGTGGCGTTTTACTAGTATGTTTATTGGAATCAATGGCATATCAATTTGTCGTCCTGGCAAGCAGGGTGCGTCATTTGATCCAAGTTCTTTAAGTCCTTTGGTGTGGCTTGAGGGAGATAAAAACGTAACTAATGACGGTAGTGGCAACTGTTCCGCTTGGGGAGATTTGTCTGGCAATTCACGCAATGCCGCTCAAGCTACTCTTGCTGATAGACCTCTTATTGTTGCAGCGGGTCAAAACGGTCTCAATATTCTTAGGTTTGATGGTAGCACTGATTTCTTACAAATACCTCTTTTTACTGGACCATTTGCTTATCCCGTTACGTGGTATGTAGCATTGAAGGTGCCTACGTTGTCGGTGGATTACGGTCCAATCATTGATACTTATCAGGGACTAGGTGGCAATGCTGGTTATACGTTTTATATTAAAAGCACGTACAAAAGTGCTGTATACGCTAAGACTGGTGCGCCACAGGTATCGTATGATGGGACTGGTGCTACAACGTATGTTGCCAATAACAAATACACGCTAGCTTGGGTAGTTGGAAACAGCGCAACAAATCCCACGACTTCCTACACAAACAATGTTCAAGATGGTCAAATCAGTGGCACCTACACCTTAGACACAAATACTTTGGCTCAACCACTTTTGATTGGTAAAGGTTTTGGCACGGCAAGACGCATGGCTATGGATCTATATCACATATCCTGTTTTGCAGGAGCGCATGACGCTACGACAAGAGGTAAGATGCAGACCTGGATACAGGCCAAATGGGGTATTTAAATGCACTGGTCCAAAGATTTAATTTCTAGTGTATACATAATGGCATAGGCAATCTTATATAGGAGAATTATGCCACAAATAGATTGGGACTCCATTGCAAACGGACGACAACAAAATCGTCGTCGGTACCATGGTGCTAATATTCGTTTTTTTAACGCTTACAACGAAAACCGAGAAAAAAGTTTTGCCGCAGGTCGAGCAATCTTTGACGAGATTCCATCCATTTCCATTCAATATCCGGGTGGAGATGAGACAGTTCGTCGTATAGAGCCACAAGATATTCAGGACTACCCTGAGCTTCATGCGGCATTTAAAGCAGGAAATGAACCTGTAGTTAGCGGAACTCCTCTTGCTGAATGGCCTCTTATGAATGGGTCAACATTGCGAGAGTTGCAACATCTTGGATTTAAAACAGTAGAACAGTTGGCTGAAGCTCATGATGAACTTCGTCGCAAACTTGGACCAACTGGCCGTTTTATTAAAATGGCTAAGGATTGGATGGATGCGGCTACTTCGTCTCAATATCAAGTTACTACATTGAAACAGCAACTTGATCGTGCAGAGACACAAACAGCAAAACTTCGAGAGCAAGTAGAGTTGTTAATGCAACGTATTGAAGGCAACGAGGGTATCGACCTACGACCACAACGAAAGGAGGTGATCCATTCTACCGAGTTTTCTTATGGTTTAGATGAAGCTGAAAACGCAACTTTTGAAGAGTCTACACAAGAAACTCCTAAGCGTAGGGGTAGACCAAGGAAAATGACAGTATGAGTTTAGCAACGATTGTTTCGAATGTGGCGGCTGAATGCGGGTATACCGTAGAATCGACTGTTACTGGTTCTACAGAAACCACAACGAAACAGTTGCTAGCGATGACCCAGCGCATAAATAAGGACATATTTGAGTCTTATCCGTGGCCAAAATGTTATGCGGCTGGGTCTATTACGCTTGTAAGTGGACAAGCAACTTATGAACTTCCTGCAGCATTCTCCTGGTATCAATATGAGACGTTTTGGAATAGTAGTACTCGTTGGCGAATACTTGGACCAATGACAGAACAGGAGTACGGAGAGATCCGTGGTTTTGGTCTTAACACTACAGTTTACCAAAGATTTCAAATTCGTGGATTAAGCAATAATCAGTTGTTAATTAGTCCTACTCCGTCATCAAGTGGCAATGTTATTGTTTTTGAATATATAGCGGATAGGTGTGTGCGTCCTGTAACTTGGACCGCAAGCACATTGTTTGCTGCGAATGCGTATTGTTTTTATAACGGCAACTATTACCAAACTACTGCCGGAGGAACTACAGGAGTTACTGCACCAACGCATACAACTGGCTCTGTGTCTGATGGTGGAGTAACTTGGACATATTATAGCGGAGCTTACGATCAGTTTATTGCAGATACTGACGTTAGTATTTTTAACGAAAAAATGGTTGAGCAAGGAGTCATTGAAAGATTTGCTCAGATACATGGGTTAACTGGAGTAGTCCCACAATTTAAACAACAAGTAGATGAAGAGTTTAGCCGTGAGAATCCTGGCAAGATTTACTATGCTGGTGGTCATACTCGCGCTGAAATCTTTGCACGTAGTGGAACTGCTGTATTTGGGACTTGGATCTAATGGCACAAAATTATCCTCAACAACAACAACAACAAGATCCTCAAATTACATACCAAGATCCCTTGGCCTATATTGCATGGCTTAGGACTCGCGGTCTTAATCCTTTGCAAATTCAAGAAGCGGTTTATACGCGCTTTGGTCCTGGAAAAACTCCAGAACAGCGACAAAGAGAAGCAGAAAGCCAGCAGTCAAACTCACAACTTTCACAGGTAGGTGGTGCTGTTGGAGGAGCTGTGGTTGCAGGAGAAGCACTTCGAGGGTTTCCAAATGTAGCAGGGTTGTTCAGTACTGCTCCTGCGGCAACAACAGCGACAACGGCAACAACGGCTGGAACTACAGGAGCTACGGTAGCTACCCCACAGCTTGTAGGAGCAAATGTTGTAGGTGGTCAAACAGCAGGAGCTTCTACTCTTGGCTCTGTTGGCGGGATAGCCTTACCTGTGGCGGCTGCGGCAATAACTCTTAATAATGCTTGGGAAACTGGCATGAAAGATATCCTTCGTGGTCGTGGGACACGTGAGGACTATTTGAATCAAGCCGCAAACATTAGTCCTGTTGGTAGAATTGCGAATATTGGACTGCGTTTAGCTGGCAAACGGTCTATTGGACAGATGATGACCACTGGCAAGTCGGATGCTCAATTACAGCGTGATGACTTCCGAGGTATTCTCAAAGAAACAGGCGTTGCTGATAAAAGCTATCATGTAACTCTTGCCGATGGTTCTAAGTTTAATGTCGGACTTGATGGTAAAACTCGTTACAAAAACGTAGGCGAAAACATTGACGGCAAGAAAGAACGTCAAGCGTGGGACGTAGATTTTAGCAATCCACTCGCCAAGTATGCTACCGACCAAATTGACCCAATGATTCGCAGCATTTATGCAGGGTCACCTAAAAGCGTAAAGCCTGAGCAGTATACGGGTATGTTAGTAAACGCGGCCACATCCAATGCTAAGTCAGAGCAGGATGTGCAAAACAACATCCAGGCCATGCTTGGTAAGTCTACGTTTGCTAAAGAAGCAGGAGTTGGTGTTACCCCACCGCCACCACCACGACCAGCAAAGGGTGAAGTTGTGCGCGTTTCACCAGGAATGTACATGAACGATAAAGGTCACGTAGGACCAGCTAAAACAATAAAAGAATCACTAAGAGCAAACTATAAAGCTAGCAAAGGGAAGTAATGGCGTTTCAAGGATACACAATGCCACCTCCGTACAATGGCCTCGACTTAGTGAGCGCCATTGACAACATGGAGCCAACCTATGCGTTGGAGTTGGTAAACGTGTTTCCTGGCGCAGGTTCTCCAACAGTTCGCAATGGATACAGTGAATATGTTGCAGCAAGTAGTCTTGCTGGATCTGTGCCTATTTTATTTATGGACACTCTTCATAAAGCCGATGGCACTTCAGAGCTAGTTCTTGCTACCCAAACAAAATTATATCGAATAACAGAAACCGCAACTGTTACAGATATAACTAGCGTTCCCGCGCATACTAACGGAGAGTTTCAAAGCATTGTTTTTGGCAATCGCATGTATCTTTGCAATGGTGTGGATAATGCAAAGGTGTATGACGGAACTGGTACGGCTGCAACTGATCTAACTTTTACTGGAGTTACTCTAAGTACTCTTGTTAACGTAAACGCATATAAAGAGCGTCTTTATTTTGTTGAAAAAAACTCTGCGCGATTTTGGTATGGTGGAGTTCAAGTAACTGGCACTGGTGGTAGTCCTGCTCTTACTAGTTTTGACTTGCAATATGTATTTACAAAAGGTGGCCGACTACTTTTTACAAGTAGCTACACAAATCAATTTTCTCAAAGTTCACAGTCATTGTTTATGGCTGTTAGTAGCGAAGGTGAAATTGTATTTTACACAGGTAGCTATGCTGGAGATGTTAACACCTGGGGATTAGTTGCGCGTTACTTTATTGGCCGTCCTCTTGGCTACAGAGCTTTTATTCGCATAAACAATGATATTTGGATTCTTACACAACAAGGAATTGTTCCGGTATCTTCATTGTTTCAAATGGATCCAGAGCAAGCGTTAAACGTAGTAAGCCAACGCATCAATCCGCTTATTACTGAGTTTGCAAATATAAACTCATTTGATCATGAATGGACTGGTTTTTTCTGGCCTGCTGGCAGAAGAGTTTATGTAAACGTGCCAAGCTCATCGAGTACGTCTTTCTTCTTGGTTTATAGCCTTGATACTAAAGCGTGGACCAAGTTTACATTGTCTTCTGAAACACATGGCATATCCTCATGTGTATTTAAAAATCTTCCGTTTTACGCTTCCAATACTGGAAATGTATGGCAAGGAGAAACTGGTCAAGCTGATGCGTTGCTACTTTCAGGCGGCACTGGAGATAGCATTGTATTTTCATATCGAGGACCGTTTAGTTTTTACGAAAGTCGCGGCAATTATAAAGCCTATAAAGACATTAGACCTCTTATAAAAGCAAAAAGAGGAGTAACTTTTAACATTGGGTTGGATACGGATTTTAAGAAATCTCAAACTGTTTCTACAGTTACATCGTCGCCTGGTTATTATACTGCATGGGGAAGCGCGTGGGGAATTGGTGCTGGAACACTTAGCACTGTTACAGGATTGCCTTTACCAACCGTGTTTACTCCTTGGTCGTCTGACGTTGAATACATATTTGATAGGTTTGCGGTCAAAGGACAAGGACATTGCGCGGCTATAAGAGCTGGCGGTTCTATAAAGAATAGCACCTGCCAATTCTTTGGTTTTGAGATACGCTTTGATTTAGGAGGTCAGGTATAATTATGGCAAGTGCACTTAATAAAACACCACAAGCAACACAAAAAAGTCCGTCGCGAGATCCTCGTGAAATGGATCAATATAAGAAAGCACAAGAAAACATTAAAAAGTACACCTATGATTCTCCTGAATACAAAGGTGCCGCAAAGCGCTTGGAAACTATTGGCGCTAAGTATGGCCTTAAATGGCAACAATGGATCCCAAAAGGATCAAACAACCAACCTCCTCCAATAGGTGCCGATGTTCGTGCTGAAGATGCTGCAGTAGGAAATGTTGGATCCGATCTTCTTCAACAAATGGGTGGATACGCAGCACAGTTTAATCCTGCAACTTTCCAACAACAATACGAACCTCAGTTTAATGAGCAAATGAATCGTGCTTACAACGCAGTTTATGATCAGTTTAACAGACGTAACCAAGGTGAGTTTGCAAGACAGAATCAAGAGTTTCAGCAATCAATGGCAGAGCGTGGACTGGACCCAAATTCAGAAGCCTATAAAACGCTTTCCAAGCAAATGACCGATAGACAAGACCTTGCAAGACAGGAAGCGCAAAATGCTGCAACACAACAGGCATACGCAGTTAACCAGCAAGGTTATGAGCAAGCAACCGGAGCGTCTCTTCTTGGTGGTCAAATTGCTAACCAATACGTAGCTCCATATATGGCGCAATATGGAACCCGTGCCGCGATGGATCTTGCGTCACAACAAAACGATTACGCAAAAGAACTTGCGGCACTTGATTTTAAATATAAGCAAAAACTTCAGCAATCTGCTCCTCGCGGCGGCGGTGGTGGCGGTGGAGGAACTGATTATTTTGGTCAGTATGTACTTAACACGCTTGGTCAAAACTACGCTCCTCAAGGGTCTTCTCCTAGCTATGCAAACGCTGGCATTCAGGGTGGAGCTGCTGGGTTTGGCAATGCGTTTACGAACTATTTAAATCAATTACCTAAAAAAGGAAGTTAACATGGCTGGTGAAGATTTATACACAGCACTGCAAAACTTAAATGTTCCTGCTACCAATACAGGATATGGAATTGGCGCAGTTGCATTGTCACAATCTTTGCCAAAACTTGTTAATCCAACAGGAAGCGTTGGTAGGAACCTTGGAGTTGTTCTTGGCGGCGCACTAATGTCGTCGCTACTTGGATATCAAGCGCGCAAACAGGCAACTGAGCAATCTCTTCTTGCGAGTACTCTTGGTTCGCAAATGCTGCGTATGAAGACCCCAGAGGAACGCCTTGCACTTATTAAGGGTGTAGACGATTCGGCAATACAGCCACGATTACTTGACCTACAGTCGGCATTACAAGGCCGTGAAGAGGCAAATCGTCTTGGCGCTCTTGAGGCTGGACAAAGACAAGAGGCGTTGTATGGTGCACTCGGTTCTCCTGCTGGTCAAACATATATTAAAGCGCAAGCGGATCTTTATGGTCAGAAACAAGAAGCGAATCTTGAAAATAAGATGGCATTGGAAGCATTCCGCAAAGAATCAGCAATTGATTTAGCCAAACTTAAAGGGACTCAAAGACTTCAATTGGAGTCAGCAATTCAAGAAGGAAAATTAAGTCGAGATCAAGCAAAAGCAGTTTTGCAAGATACGTTGAATCAAGCTCAATCTCGTCGCCGTATGGCAGAAGATCAGTTTAAATCTGCACTTGATACAGAAACGTCAAGCCTTCCAAAAGATGTTAGAGAAGAGGTTCAAGACGCAACGAGCGTCTCAAGTCGCATCTTTGACCTTGCAAGTCGAGTTGAGCAAATGAATGTTGCAGAATTTAAACTTTATAAGAATTGGGATGCTCTACCTAATTCATTTAAGGGAGAGTTTGCAGATATTGCCGGAACTATTGGTAACGTCAGATATGGAGCATCTTTTACTGGCAATGAGCGTAAGATGTTGTTTGATATATTTGGCGATGATTTAACAACTGGACCCGAATCGTTTGCTCGAAACTTACGCAATGCTGCTACTGCACTTTTGCAAAAAGCAAAGACAGGTGTGCAAGTTAGTCAAATGAAGCCAGTAACTATCAATAGTATGCTGGATAAAATGATTGCTAATAAGAGTGGTTTTGCAGATATGGATATTGCCGCTGCACCAAAGGCAGTAATGCCGGAACCTGTTGCAGCAGATATTGATGGTGTATTCAATCAATTGTCTGGCACTCCAGCATCAAATATTGCGATGCAACCAAAGGGAAGTGACCTTGAAACTCGCAAGCAAGCGCTAGTTAACAAAGTTAATGCGGCTGGTGGCAAAGTAACTGACGAAGACAGAAAAGAAGCACAAGCGATAGCGGCATTGGAAGGTAGATAAAATGGCTGATAAGGCGTTATCATATGAAGACATATTGGCACAGGCGCGAGGGTCTAACGTATCTACGCAACCGCTATCCCCTGCGATAACGTCGCTCATTTCCGAGCCACAAGTAATGACGCCAATGTATCGTCCTGGCAGCATGACTCCTGCAATAGAACCTCTTCGTGGTCAAATGACACCATATGAGGAGCCAGGATTATTAAGTTATACAGCGCAACAGTTTGGTCGAGGAATCGCTGAAACACCTCGAGCATACGCTAACCTTATTGCAGCGCTTCCATCATTTGGACAAGCGGCAATATCACCATCTACGTATGCAGGTCTTGGCTCATACATTGCACAAAATCCTTTAGCAGCAGCAGAAACAGGACTAGATATTATTGGCGATGTTTCAACCCGTGCGGCTGGTGGTATGCTTGGAACCGCATTATCTCTTCCTGCGGCTGCAAGAACTCTTGCTTTAACACGTAGTCCTGCCACTGCTGCAACTACACTTATGGCCGGGCCTGCAATGGGACAAGCTGCTGGTGGTTTAGTATGGGATGTAGCAAAAGGAATTGCTACTGACGCAGCTAATTATATTCGAGGCGTTGCTGGTAAATCAGAACTTCCAATGCCAGAAGATGTACCAAAAACTTTGCGAGAAGCTCTTGGTCGTTTGGCATACGAAACTCCACAAAACGTACTTGGAGAAGGGTTTGAAAAATTATCTATTAAAGCTATTAAAGCAATTCCAAAAATAAATGCGGCACCTAAAGCAGCGACCAACATTTATAATACCATTATTAACAAAAAAAGTGATGATGCTATTATTCTTGAGACTGCTAAAGTTTTAAATGAAGTTGGTGTTGATAAGCAAAAGATAATGACAGCATTGCAAAACGCTAAATATAGCGGCAATCCCTTTGCTGGTAATGCGACAACTGCTGAATTGCTTGGAGACCCAAATTTATATCGAATACAACAATTTACTCAGGAAAGCGTAGGGGGATTATCTCCTGAAGTTAATGCTCGCAAAGCAGAAATTTATAACATTACTAATCAACTTGATGCAATAACTGGAGTGGATACGACTGACGCAATTCAACTGCGAAAGGATCTTCAAACAAAACTTGCAACAATTATTGAAGATGAAAAAACTCGCTTTACGCAAACCTATGAAAATATTTTAGCGCAAGGTCCAACACATTCTTTGTATGATGTGGCGGCCAAACTAAAACAAATAGACCCAAACTTATTTTCTACTTCTACACGGAAACCTCCGTTAGCAAGTGAAGCAAAGGGAGGATTAAGTTCCAATGCAAAAACAGCGCTTGAATTTTTAAATCCAAATAGAGGAGGAAGGGTTGGAGTAACTTCAGTAACCTCAAAAGAATTGCATAGCGTTAGTTCAACGCTTAAAGAAGAAGCACGGGATGCAACTGGTCAAATTGCTGAAACTTACAGTTCTTTAGCAAAATCTATTGATGATATTTTGTACGAAACACCAATAGGAAACGATCTTAAAAAAACAAATGTTGAATATCGCGATTTTGCAGAAACTTACGCAGAGGGGGCGGTTAAGTCACTTGAAGACCCTCGTGTTATTACTCCAGAAAATGTTATTGAAAAGATAACGGCAAATACTACTGCGTGGAGAGATTCGCTTGCTAAGTTTAAAAATGACCCCGCAGCAATTCAAAAAATTATTGCTATTACATTTCAAGAATTTAAAGAATTAAAAAACATTGCTGATAAACGAGCATGGATTAAAAAGCAACGCACTAATTTTAAAGAAACTCCGTTTAACGAGACGCTTGTTAAGGCAGACCTTGCACTAAAAAATCTTGACGAGATACTTCAAAACAAAGAGCAACTTGAAGATTTGTTACCTAACCTGGATCAACTTGAATCGCTTGATTTAAGTGAATTGGCAAAAGTTGGATTTAGTGGCGAACTTTCTTCTGTTTCTCCGATTGAAAAAGCTAAAGGTGGGCTTGCTCGTCAAGTTATTCGAGATAAAACCCGCCAAGGGTTAAACGCATTTGGCAGATTATTAAAAAATAAAGAAGCTATTGTTGGAGGGTTAAGCAGTATTGGATCGTATATAGTAGCTCCTACGGCAGCGCTTGCGGTTGGTGCAACTGCTATTGCGCGACTTGCCAATAACGCAAAAAACGTCAAAAAACTTAACAGCAATTTGGCAAATGCACTTCAAAGACCAACTAAGGCATTAGAGATATTAGATGCGGCAGATGAAATAAATAACAGGGGTGCTTCTTCGAATGTAGAAGAGCGTTTAGTTAAAGCTCAAAAAGACCTTGCTGTCAAACGAAAGCAAGTTGTTTCTCCAGAGCGTGTTGGAGTAGTTGCTGGGGCTCGAGGTGCTGCACTTCAAAGTGCTCTTCAAGGTGAGGCTGCTGCGCCAAGTATCCCAATGGCACAGCCTACTCCTAGTGCAACTCCTACTCCTACTGCAACTCCTACTGCCGCGCCTCGTACATTTAGCGACATATTAAAAGAAGCTTCGGATATAATAATACCTCCTGCTGAAGCTGCTGAACGAGTTTCAAGTTCAAAAAGCGTTGCAGCAGCACAAGCAAAACTTCGTGCTCGTGGAGCTATGCCAGAAGGTAATGTACAAGCAAAAACAACGCCTGGAAAACTTTCGTTACGACCTCAATTAACTAAAAAAGAAAAGAGCATTCCGCTTCCACCTGTTGGCGAGAATTGGTCCCAACAGCGTATTAATGCACTAAAGACTGCATTTAATATGAAAAAGAGTGAACAAATTGGGTTGTTGAAACAATTTGCTACTAACAAGCCATACGACAAATTGCTTAAAAAGGTAGACCCTCTTACCCGTGCTGTGATCATGACTGAATCAACAGGAGATCACGCAAAGATTAGTCCTGTTGGTGCAATAGGGTTGATGCAAATTATGCCTGGAACGGCTTCTCATTTGCGTATTAATCCTTACGATCCAGAAGAGAATGTTCGTGGTGGTTCACAATACTTAAGGCAAATGAAAGATAAGTACAAAGACACCGACCTTGCACTTGCTGCGTATAATTGGGGTCCAGGGAACATGGATCGTGCCATGTCTTATCTTAAGAAAAAGAACGTGTCCCCAACATTTAAGAACATGGTAAAATACGCTTCTAAGATAGGTGTTCCACAAGAAACTATTGATTATGTACCAAGAGTAAAAGCAAACTTTCGCAAGTAGGAGAATAAAATGGGTTGGTCTGGAGGAAATTATAGCAAAGGAAACTCTTCTACTGGAGGGTGGGTAGGAGATGCATCCCTTGGTATAGGCATTGAAGCGGGGCGCCATGATACTCAAGACTCGGACTTCGCGACTGGTATTAATCAATGTGTTAATAAAGATGGTTCAAATGCCTTTACTGGCAATGCAAATCTCAACAACAATCGTATTATAAGCGTAGCAACGGCAACTGCTCGTACCGACGCGCCACAAGTTGCACAGGTACAAGACGGTGACTTTACCTGGCTTGGCACCACTGCTGGCACTGCTACAGCTATGACTGCTTCAGCTACTCCTGCGATTACAGCGTACAAAGCTGGTCAAAAGTTTAGGATGCTTACTGGCACTGCGAGCACTGGCACGAATGTTACAGGACATTCGTTAGCCATTAACGGTTTAGCTGCTAAAAGCATTAAAACTGGACAGGGCAGCTTTGATCCGACAATTGGTGATTGGATAGCAAATAGCTTGCTTGAGCTTGTTTATGATGGAACTAATTTTAGAATAAACAATGCTGCTGGAACGTGGATAACGTATTCTCCTACGCTTACTGTGCCATCAGGGACCGCAACAGGAATTAGTTACGATCATGCCGTTTATCAAAAATATAGTCGTATTGTACATTGGCAACTAACCGTCTTGTGGACGCAAAATACATCCACGGCTGCTTACGTTGATATTACTTTTCCAATTGCTCCCTATTATAATTATCAAACCTTAGCGGTTACTGCACAAATTGGCGGGTCTACTGTCTCTGGTTTTTGTTTGCCAACAGCTACAACATTCAGATTCTATAATTATAATCAAAATACTTGGGGCACTGGCCCAAATTTATTAAGTGTTGGTGGAATTTACATGAGCGCATAAGGATAACTATGAAATGGAATGACTTGCTAATTATCCCTTTTGGAAATGAAAATCCGCCAGAAGAAAATATTAAAGCGGCAATTCGTGGCTGGCGTAACCGTGAACTAGCAGCCTCAGACTGGACGCAATTACCCGACGTAGACCTTGCAAACAAATGGGATTGGGCAGTCTATCGCCAATCATTGCGGGATATGATGGCGCAGAACGAAGACCCTAAACTGATTGTGTTCCCGACGCCTCCAGTATGAAAACCTTGAGGCTTGTCAGAGTCACAGAACATAATAACGCTACGTTTGGTGTGCTTTGTATCAATGATAGGCCTATGTTTCTTACGTTAGAGGATGCTTGGCGAGACAATGAGCGTTTGGTGTCGTGCATTCCAAAAGGAAAGTACGTTATCAAGCGACACAAATCTCCTAAGTTTGGAGAGTGTTTCAAGGTACAAGATGTGCCTGATCGTAGTGATATTCTTATCCATGCGGGAAACACGCATATAGATACTCATGGTTGTATTCTTTTAGGTTTGATGTTTGGAACAGTTGGAACGAACAGTGCAATCCTCTCAAGTAGAGCTGCGGTCGCCAACTTCATGACAGAAATGCTTGAAGTGGAGGAAGCAACGCTTGAGATTGTATGACGGAACACGACATTACTGAGTTTCGCTATTGGCTAGACCTTTTGCTTAAGGGTGCTATTGGTGTGATCTTATCTCTTGTTGGACTGGATTATCGTCAAGTTAAAAACTCTCTTAAAGAGTTGGAGCAGAGTAAGTACAACCTTACGATGCAAGTTCAGGTTGCCAATGTTGAGCTTAGTACGATTAAGTCGCGACTTGAGCGAATAGAGCAAAAGTTGGATAGGATACTAGAGAAATGAGAATCCTAGTTGTGTTGTTAGCATTTATGGTAACAGCACAAGCACAAGGGGTTAGTTACATAGGTTTGTGCAACAGTACTTGGGACTGTGACAGCATAATGCGTACTTGGGATAGCAAGCCTATTATCACTGGATGGCTTGAAGAGTCTTTTGGTGCGCGATGTGAGTGTGGGAAGCGTATTCTTCGTAGCAAGAAAGAAAAGGTGCTTCGTATTCATTTGATAAACTCTCCGTGCATGAGAAACAAGCGGTGCGAACCGTCTGATGTGCTTTATAGGCAGTCAGCGACCTCTGCAAGCCGTAAGATGCTCAAGCCTAGGTCTAACCTAAGACGCAAATTTCAACGCGTTGTAGAGCGGTTTAAGAGACGTATTGCGGCTTCCAAAGGACCGCTTACTTGTTATGTATCGCCTTGTCTGGAGTGTGATCTTTATGAACCAGCTCGGAAAGCTATGCTTGATATTGTATCTATTGCTTTGCCTGCTTGTATCCTTGTGGACAATCCGCTTAAGGGACGTTGCATTGAAGGCGCGGTGTGTGAGCGGCATGGCTCCGATCCAGGACTGTCCTTTCCCTGTATCGCCGACCTTGACGGGGAAGAGCTTTCAAAAACTGTTGACATACAAAGGTTCTATAGAAACACTAGGCAGTGCGACTTACGTTTTTACTGGTCGTCATGGATGAATTGCAGCGGCGTTAAAGATCCTTCGCTAAGTATATCCCTCTTATTTACGCCACCATCCGAGCGTCGTTGCAATTCGTCTATGTTTAAAATTAAAGAAGCTGGGAGAATCGCATGGAAATTATTATCGCCTCGGTAATTAGGCATCTTCTTACTTTGGTTGCTGGAGGTCTTTTGACTGTTGGAGTATCTGAGGCTGAGTCACATCAGTTAGCAGAAGCAGCAACGCCTGTAGTATCTGGAGCAATTCTTTACGGCGTATCTCAAGTTTGGTCGCTCAAAGATAAAAAGAAAAAGTAGTTAAAGTCTAAACTTTTTGTAGCGTAATGTGCTTTCTTTCTCTGCCGCTTGGGAAGGTTCTATGCGTATTTTTTGTCTAACATAAGACGTTATTGCTACGAAACGACCTGCTTCTTCTATCGTAAGAAAGTGTAGTTTAAATTGCATGATTGCTTGTTTCCGTATGCAAGAGGCCGCGCTATCCCCATCGTTGTATAGTTGTTCTGTTAAGTAGGTCAGGTTAAAGGCAAGTGGTTCTTTTTCAAACAAAAACCACCGTAGTCTATTAAACTCGTTAATTGCTTTTATATTAAAGTCGTTATTGAAAGTGGGTGATCTACTTTCGCAATTGATCAGTTGTCCCTGTCCTGTATTTGAAAGTTTGTTAAAGAAAAAACAATAATCTTTAAGTGCGCGTTCTATTACTGCAAACCACAAATTGCGCTCTGGAGTTTCGTTTGATGGTGGCTCCTCGCCACTCTTAGAAACCCTCCAGTTTTTATAGCTATCGGATATCATAATTGATTAGCTACATACTTTTTAAGTGTTTCTATAGCTTCAGACGCTGACCAACATAGTACGGCATAATTTCCTACTGAGTTGAGATGCCGCAGGACTGCCATTTGTTCAGGAGATGCCTTGTTTGGCTTAACTTTCATCTCGATATAGAGGCCTGCGTATTTATCGTTTGGTACAGGAATAACTATGTCGGGTATACCTTTCCTTACCCCTGCTCGTTTTAACGCAACACGGCGCTGTATAGAGGCCTTGCGTTCGTTTGGGACATGAAACGCAAGCCGATAGGCAGGACTTTGTTCTTCCATGTAACGGCAGAAGTCGAAGAAGGTGAACATTTCAAGTTCTTCAGGACCGTGTTTAAACTTAGTAATACGTTTCATCGGTATCCGCTACTGACCATCTATCACTATTCTCGGCGCTCCAAACGGTAGGAATTGTTTTGTATCCTCGCTTGCCTGGTTCTGGATTATTACCCAAGAAGTAGGCGTCTTTGAAAGCAACTCTGTTGGTAGGCAAACATGCAATTTGTCCGTTAGCAAGCAATAGGACGTGTGCACATTTGTTTTGATCAGGCTGGAGCAGGAGGCCAGGTTTATCATCGCTATCAGGTAGCCAATCAATCGTAAACCAATACTGACCATGTACAGTTCTTTTGTCTTTAAGTGTAGCGTTGCATGAGTAGTCACGCAAAAAGTCAAATACAGTAACTATTGGCTTGTAACTAAAACAATCCCAAAGTTGTAGACGCTCCAGGTCATATGTTTCTGTTGCTGTTATGTCGTGAAGAACCCAATGTAACGGAACATGCCTGAAGTGTGCACCTGATTGTAGCAATACATGAAACTGCAGTGCGCGACTTTTGAAAGATTGAATAGCGAATGCATATCCCGCCTCATATCCATCTGCCTCCTCATTGTCGAGAAGGTGTCTGTTATGAATCCATACTTTTAGAGGTGGGATATCTGCATTCACTTTTTCTTCTTTTCTTCTTTTTTAGTTACGTTTTTAACGGTGCCTTTGTTTTCACTGGCGTAGAAAACTTCTTCACCTTTTTCTTTGCCGTAATACTTTTCCATTGCGGCGCGAATCTTAAGTCCTTTTTTGTTTAGTGGCATTACGCATCCTCTTTTATTTTATCGGGTGAGAAGAGCAACATGTCATTGTTCATGCAATGAATGTCGTTCAGCAATGCGTCTATGTTACCTCGTAGGTAACCGGAACAATAAGCATCTTTAAGGTTCTCTGGATAGATTTTGCCGTCTTTCATTATCTCCATCATGAAATCAACGTAATCTTGTGCCAATTCTTGTTTTGTTTTTTTATCTTTCAACATAAACGCCTTTGCCTCCGAATAAATCGACTTGTACCTTTTCTGCGTGTAGCACCGTTTCAAGAATGGCTTGTGCCATCTCTATTGGAGAGCAGCAATAGTATATGTTTATAAGTTCTCTAAGGTCTGGTCTTTGGATTGGATCGTGCGTGTAGTTCTCGTCTTCGCGTATCCAAACAACGATCTCCCACCTACCATCTGTGATTCTGTGGCTGCTGTAGTATTTGTTCATATTGCGATCCTAAACGATAATAGCTGAAGCAATTCTTCTTTGCTTATTTCTTTTTCGTCCCACCAAATCCTTCCATCGTCTGGAGAGGTTCTTTCAAACTGTAAGAGGTGGAATCCTTCGTACATTGGATCTTTTTTACAGCATTGATCTATGACTTCGATAAGGTCGCGTTGTGCTTGCCTAAGCGAAGATTTCCATCGTTTTTCTTCTATCATCATCCATTTGAGTTTCTCGTAGTTACCCCAAATATAATCAAGGTTAGTTGCAAGATACCCGTGTTTTTGATCTAGGCTTTTTTGATTTCTAAGCCATAAACCAAACTCAGTTGAGTGCGAATCGTTTCTTTGTCTAGTCATATGTGTCTCCAATTAGGTCGTAGGCGCTTATGGAGAAAGCACCCACGACCATCTGTCTACATTAGAACGGCACGTTGTCGCTAGATGTTTTAGACTTTTTTAGTGCGTGATTGATCCAATACAGATTGTTGTTCAGGTTCATCACCTCACTGATTAGGATCATAATCAGCGCATCGGTCTTGCTGTTGGCTCCGATATCTGCCGCCTTCGCGATCTGCTTAACCATGTCGATGTTGTCCACCGCCTTCTGAAGATTCTTAGCCTTAGCCTCTGCATCCCACTCTTCACGTGTTTTCTTTGCGAACGCCATATTCATCCTATTTCTTTTACATTTACGTTGATTTTCGGCAGGGACCGTAACAAGTTTTTGCGAGTTGCCTGGTTGTCCTGGCTCTCAGTACCTACTTCCAGTCTCTGACGAAATTGTGCGCGGATTACCGCTATATGCTCTGGAGTGCTTTTAGCGATCTCCTTTAACCCGTCCGTGCCACCTATGGCCTTTAGTGCCTCTGGTGACAGTTTGGCGGCTTCTTCTTCGGCGTAGTACAGGGAGCGTGAACCTGCCTTTGCTACGGTGTTCCATAATTCTGACCAGTCAACTGCTTCGGCTTTACGGCCTTTAATGACCTCCTGGTTGATTTCTCCGACTGAGGGAGGGAAAGCTCTAGCCTCTGAGAGAAGTTTCGCCACAGCGAGCTGTGCTTCGTTATACGAGCTATGAGCAAGAACGACCTGCCATACATTTACCCTTTCCTCGGTGCAAACGACCTTGTTTCCATACTCTGCTCTTAAAATGAGCATCAGTTGTTTGATTTGTTCAACATTCATAAACTTTTTTGTCTCCAATTAAACTTTTTTTGCAGAGAGGGTCTTGACAAGATGGGTGTCCCTCCCCCCTAATACCCCCCACCCCCCTACTCATTCACTAATCTCGATAACAGCCTTAGCTCTGTCTGTTAAAAAGAATACCTTCCCCCAATACCCCATTAGTGAGTTAGTAGGATCAACTAGTAAGTAGTTAGTTAGATCAATCGTCTTCCGGTAGGAAGATGTGTATCTATCATTTAAACACCCTCTATCGTGTATTGGCATAAGTTGCTTTGTTTTAGGGTATTTGATACTCATTTATTGATTTTCGGTAGCTAGTCACTGTCGATTGTCTCCAATCGCCGAGGGTAAGTAGTTTTTTGATTCTACCTACCCTCGGTTTTTTATTGGCTGAAGCGGGAGGATTCGAACCTCCGACATGACGGTTAACAGCCGTCTGTTCTACCAACTGAACTACGCTTCAGTATTAACCTTTAGTCTTCTTTACTCTTTGCAAATACATTACTGGTATCTACCGTGATCCGAAGGTCTCGTCCTGCTCTATCAAAACTACACACTTCAAAAATTTTAACAGCGGTCGCAGCAACCCACTTGTCTATCTCGTCACTTAAATCCTGCATCGCCTGCACACGAAGGTTTCTAACAGCTTCCTTAATGTGTTGCTCAAGATAGGTTCTTAGCTCTTTCTCAAAAGTGTTATGCAAGTCAAAATTTACTGTAGCCATATCCTCTCCTCAACCACCGCTATTCGTTGTCTACATTAACCCAATTACTAATAGCCTCGTTTGCCGCTTCCAGCATGGACTTTTTTTCTTCCGCCGCTAAATCTTTAAACTTTTCCAATAGTTCTGCTTCCAGGTAAATTGTGTAACGAACGTACCCTTCTCTCGGCTTGTCGTAACCAGGCTTATAATAACGGATCATTTTTTCTTTCCACTAGACGACTTTCTTTCTGCTTCCCACGGAAGATCATCGTCGGTAAAAACCACATCAACTAGCTCTCCAGTTTGCTTGTTCAAGACCTCTTTCGTCTTCACCACAAGCTCTGGCTGAACCTCAACAAACTCTTCTTTTGGCGCTGCATACTTAACAGGCATTTCCTCTTCTGTATACAAGCCATTTAATTCTTGAGAGAACGCCTTACGCAACGCGATGGATTCTGCGACCTTTTTGATCATGATTCGTGGCTTGTATTTCCACAGACCGTTTCCAGTGTCGTAATCGGCCATCATAGCCTCGCCTTCCATCGGATACTTCCTGTCCTTGCGGTAAATGCGACACCAAGCGCCAATGAAACTGGTATCGCCTACGGACTTTACCCACTCACCGTCTTTGTTAATCATGCCACCCTCGCATCCATCAAATTCAGGATGAGCGTTTGCTATGGTCCAATAGCCATTGATACCCGTCATAAGCTGTACGCGATCTCCGGCCTTTATAAACCAGATTTCTTTCTTAAACGGATTTAACTTAGTGCTCTTGCAGTACTCAAGAAACAGCGCAAACTCTGCATCTGTAGCTCCGCGAGCAACTGTGTGTTTTAGCACTTTGATAATGTGTGGGTCTTGATAGTTAACTGTAGTTAATTCGGTAGTCATTGCTTCTCCTACTTATCGTTAAGAATAAGGTATGTGCTCATCATATCCATGTACAAATCGTTCCGTGAACACCCACGCTTCTCAGCGATTTTGGTGAACTTTTCATGAACAGAAAGCGGCACTTGTTTGATTGTTATTGCTATTGAACTCTTCGAAATATTGTTGGCTTTCTTAACGAGTTTCTTGTTGATTTTAACGCGATGCTTTTTGCCAACCTTTGCTTGACACACTCGGCAATAAGGTTGCAATCCATCCTTAGCGTTTACTGATTTATTGAAGCTCTCTGCCGTCTTTGCGGTGTTGCAATGCTTGCACGTTTTTAAAACTTCTTTCTTGCGTGTTGGTAACTTTGCAAGCGGAGTAGGCCAAGTTAATAGTTCTTCCGTTTTTGTTGCTGGTATTTTGTTGGTTTTCTTAAACAATTTCCAAATCATAGTCTTTTATCTCCAATTCAATTTTCCGAATTTTTATTTCACCCAAAACCTAAAGTTCCGAATTTTATTTTCACCCCAAAAAAATCTGGCTGGCGGTCAGTCTGGCTGCAGTGGTTTAGGTCGTCCGGGACCCGGCATGCGGTCCCTGTCCGGTCCCTGCTTAGGTCTGCAGGTCTCCCTTTGGGTGGTTTTTTAGGGGTGTTTACCCTTTCCTGAGCTTTTCCCAATTGTATCCTGTCCAGAATGCTACCGCTCCATAAGTGATTACTAGTATTGCTGACGACATTTTTGTTTTCTCCATTCGTTGTGGGAGTCATTCCCAATCGACACGCCGACTGTATCACTACTGTATACAGAAGCAAGGGGATAGGATAAAAATATTACCCTATCCCCCCACTTTTTTTAGCATTCGTTAGAGTCAAATTGATCTGACCATTCGGCAATCGGTTCTCCCATTTCCCTCGCTCCATAGTGATCCATCAAGAACGAATTTGCCATTCCCTCATAATTAACTAGATCGTGAGGGTAGATCGC